TGGCCCTACGTGCGACTTGCACCATGATGGCCGGTGTTTTTCTCGTGTATTTTTGGTTCATGAGCGTCTCCGCGGGGAACAGCACACCGGCCTATCCTCCAGCTTATTTTTAAAGAATTCATAGATCGAAGCCAATGATTCAGACTCGCCAAAGGGGTTCCCTATACCTAGGAGAACCGTCTTGAGGTCGCTCAAATTGACGTCATATCGCAAGACGAGGTCTTCAACCGGGCCCAGGTCGCTCGTATATATCTTCGACTTGACTGCATGCATAATTCGAGCGAGTTCCCTCTCCCGGGCAGAGTCCAAAAAAATATCCATTCACTATATAAATGGCCCATCTCTTCTTTATATTTGCGATGTTATTCGTGCTGCTTCTCGGTGGTCTCAGCATCGCCGACTTCGTTCAAGGATCGACAAAGGAGGGGACGTTCGGACAGCAGTATTTCGCGCTCATATACCTACTAATGGCGCTCGGTCTCGGAATAGCCGCCCTAGTTTGAAAAGGCCAGACCTCCCATACCTGACTGTATTCTCAAGATGTTATAATTGACTGCAAAAATCTTCTGCACAGCAGTTGTATAATTTCCTTTTAAATTGAAGAGGACCTGGGCGTTGTCTATTCTGGAAAAGTTGCATGTGCCGCTCGGTTGGTGGCTTTCGGGCTCGAGTGCGAACGAATAACAGTAAATTCCTGGATAAGGAGCCCCTGAATGATACTGATAGGGCTGATACTGATTGAAATATTTCCCGGACTGCTCCTTGAATCTGTCCTGCCCGTTCAGGATCAGCTTGAAGTCGTAGAGAGGTCCGACCTCGCATCTTGAAGTAACATTCGAAGAGCCCTCCTCGACCCATCCATAAAAGATATTACCGGCCGGTATAGGACTGCTAAAATGATTAGCTATAGTGGGAACTCCTATGGCGTTTGGTCGAGCAGACACAAATTCTACCGGATTAGACGTGCATGTAATATTAACAGTCGAAACATTCGAAGAAAAGTTCCACATACCATTGGGATTTCCTATAATGTCAGCCTGCTGGTAGCACCATATGAGTTCTTTGACTGGGTGATTAAGTGAGAGACGTATCATCTGCGAGACTTTTGAGGCTGTAGCAACTGCTCCCGCGGTCGGGGGCGAAAGCGAGTCGCCCCCGGTGTGCTGGACCTGCTCTATGAGATACTCGTGGCCCTTCTGGGCGAATCGCCGGCGCTCATCAGTATCCAGATAGACATAGTTGGCCCAGACTTCGAACGTGGCAGCACCCCCACTGGTCCCGAAATAGTTATTGAAATTTGGAGCAATATCAAAATCGAGCCGGACCTCGTGATACTGTAGAGCGATGAGCGGAAGATAGAGGCCGGGGTGACGGTTAAAAAAGAAGAGCAGAGGAAGGTAGACGCTCGGAAGATTCACACTATCTAGATAGGTTATAGGGCTCGTTGTCATTTTTCCATAATTTAACTTCTTAGATTCAGAAAGAAAGAGTTCAGAATAGAGGCGCCACCATACCTGGTAGTGTTTGTCTATGCGCTGCCCCCCGATGGTCAGTTCGATATCTGTGAGAGCCCGTTCGGCGACCCAGTTCGTATCGAACACTGTATTGTTTGATGTCACGTTGCTCACAGTAGGCTGCAGGCGAACATACATGTCGCCGACAAGGTCTCCGTTTCTGGCTATGGTCACGGACACTCTCGAATTGTTCGCCGCAGACCCGTTCACCGTCTGTTGTATATTTTCCATAGCAAAATTGGTATGGCGCTGATAGATTGCCTGAAAGAATGTAATCTTTGGTTGGCCTGTAAGATATATGTCCTGTGCCCCATAGGCCACGAGCTGCATAAGACCTCCAGCCATTCTAACATCTAGTCAGAAAAAAACAGAGCCTGCGTTTTCGCAAATTTTGAATTTTCTTCCTAAATAGCACAATGTCTCGCAACCGACCCCCAACCCCAGTGGAAGAGGATGAAGAGATGGAGGAGGAGTACGAGGAGGGAGTCGATATTTTTGACGCCCTCGGCAGTCTTCTGGCGACCGAGGATGGCGATACGATCGCTATGAGTCTTCAGAAGATTGCGACCCAGCTCGAGATGCACAATAAGATCATGGTAAAACTTCTGGCGAGTATCAACAAAATGACACCTGCTTAAAAAACTGTGGCGCAATACTAATAATGGCCCACGCAATTACACCCGAACATGCTGAAGAGATTCGGGCCGCAAATCAAAATACCGAAATTAACACATGGTCAGTAGCTGACATTGAATCACATTTGACAAAGGCCGAGACCGACGCTGGGTTTCACGTTCGCGGAAACTCACTGGCGGCCGACAAGGCCTGGGCCTTTGTCCTATTTCCAGAGCAGCAGGAGCGTGATGCTGACAGATATCCGCGAAACTATGAATCAGAACACGTAAAACTCCGCAAAGATAGGTTCATCAACACCTGCCGCATGGTTATGACCCGTATCGATACGCTCGACCTGAACCGTCAGGCCAGCAAGGATGTGAATTCTGACGAGTTTACACTTGAATTTCGGGTCCGTCGACTGATTGTCGATCGTCAGGAGATGTTTGACCAGTATAAACTCTGGGAGCGCCGTTCCCAGCGGATCAATAACCCGACACTGGCCATCGATAACAACGATACGAGTCTCCGGGATGACGAGTCCATTTCACCTTATCAGAAACTTTTGCTCTACCTCCTGAAGAAGGCGTATGACGAGGGCTATCGCCGATATCGAGACAAGTGCTGCATACAGATCCGAAACACTCGAGCCTGGAGGCCCGTCCAGGAGATTAAGGATTTTGTATACGATATGACTCAGAAAGAGGATAATCCAGAGATGTGGAAAAATCTAACGAGCCGAGGGTCTCTCGTGACAGACGTCGTCCGGCACCTCACAAATTGCCGGGATTTTCAGTTTCTAGAGATAAAAAAAGACCGTCACACGTGGTCTTTCCAGAACGGTCTGCTGGCCGGAAAAGATTGGAACTCAGAAACTAACCAATACAAGATCAAGTTTTACAGGTATAATACCAAGGACTTTCGGGAACTCGATCCGACCCTTGTGTCTTGTAAGTATTTTGATCTAGAATTCGATCCATATGAGGAACTGGATGATTGGTGGGACATTCCGACGCCCAACATGCAAAAGGTTCTCGAGTATCAAAAGTTCGAGGTCGATGTTTCAAAATGGATGTATGTATTCATCGGTCGTCTTTGTTTCGAGGTAAATGAATTAGACGGCTGGCAAGTGATTCCATTTCTCAAGGGTATCGCGCGCTCTGGTAAGTCGACACTCATCACCAAGGTCTGCCGCAAGTTTTACGAGTGTGAAGATGTCGCGACGCTCTCAAATAATATCGAGAAAAAGTTTGGTCTGTCGAGTATCTGTAACGGGTTTCTGTTTGTGAGCCCTGAAATCAAGGGCGACCTGCAGCTCGAACAGGCAGAGTTCCAGTCGCTCGTCTCTGGCGAGGATTTGTCGATCGCTCGTAAAAACGAAAAGGCTCTGAGTCTCCAATGGAAGGTTCCGGGTATCTTGGGCGGAAACGAGGTTCCGAATTGGAAAGACAACTCAGGATCTATTTTGAGACGTCTGGCGACATGGAATTTTAGTCGCCAAATCGCCTCTGATGTTGCTGACCCACATTTGGACGAGAAGCTCGAGGCTGAGATGCCCGCAATCATGTGCAAGTGCCTTCGGGCATATCTTGATTACGCTCATAAATACGCCGACAAGGATATCTGGAATGTATTGCCAAAATATTTCAAGATGGTCCAGAGCCAGGTTGCGACCGTCACGAACGCACTCCAGCATTTCCTGTGTTCGGAGAAGTTCAAGTTTGGCCCGGATCTCTTCGTTCCTCAAAGGGTGTTTGTCGAACAGTTCAATCAACACTGCAAGGAGAACAATCTGGGAATACACAAGTTCAATCAGGATTTTTACGCTGGTCCCTTCAGTTCTAAGGAACTTGAAGTCAGGTCAGACTCGCGCATATACAACGGGTCGGCCTATTCGACTCAACCGTTCATCTTTGGGGTAGACTTTGCGACCAGAGAATAAAATAACATTACATATAATATATGCAGGAAAACTTCAGTGAAAATACAGGGATCGGACCCGGTATCAAGTTTTCAAAAACAAAGGTCGTAAGTAGTATAGCAATTTTGAAATTTAAACCAAAATTCATTCTAGAGGACACTGTAGAAAAGTTTAAGGAGGTTTCAGGCTATGTGTCATTTACTAAAAAACCAGTCATCCGATATACAAAGGAACGCGGCTGGTTCGGGAACCCAAAGGGGGTGCGTTATATCACAGCCAAGACTGACGCGTTCACAGTCATACTGACCGAAGATAGTATACAGGTCAATGGGTTAGGGAACTACAAGGATGCGTACAAGCTCTGCGTGGAGAATGATTGGGCCCCTCCGAGTCTCCTCGAACAAAAGCCACAATTTAAGGTTATAAATTGTATCTTTAACATCAATAAGAAAATATCTCTTGAGACTTTGGCCCAAGAGTTGAATGAAAAACTCCCAAAGGGTATGCTGGCCCAAAAAGTTGATTATGATTTTGATCCAGAATTGAAGGTTACATTCCCGTCCCTAAAGATTAGAATAAAGAAGTTGACATTCCAGGTTTTTTCAAACGGAACAGTTCTTTTTACGGGAATAAAGACGATGAATGATATCGATCTTCCTAAGGAGCTCTTCAGACAGTTTTTCACAAAGTATCACGTCGACGACGCGATCGTTTTGCCCTTTAAGCCACTTACTGAAATTCCTGGCAGAAACTCGAACAATAGGACTATGACGCGTCTCGCCTCGAGATACCCGAGCGCCGGAACGTGGGACCGGCTCGTATCGCCTGTGCCACCTGGGTATTACATCCGCCCGGGAACTGACGGCAAGCCGCGCCTCTATGTCTATCAATATTTCATCCAACTTCAGGAAGGTCCAGCAATTTTGGATCCTAAAGGAAAAGTAAATCTCAAGGCTGTGGCTCCAAAAGTCGTCAAGGCTTTCGAAGAGGTCAAACGGCCCATACCAGAGTCGACTCGGCGAGTCTTCCGGGAGGCTGGATTTCCTCTTGAAAAATATGAAGGTCGAGAGATCAAGACAAAACCTGGACTGAAGAACCGCCGGGCGCCCAGCTGGAATGCGGTCGACCCGAACGGTCTAAAATATGTTAGACCAGGGCCGGGCCAGCAGCCCTACTGGTTCAAAAAACCCAAGCGCCTATATGACGGGCGCAAGACTGTCCTCGCGTCATATGCCAAGGCGGGTCGAAATATACCGGAACCCGTCCGCAAAATGTTTAGAATTAAAGAGACGAACGAGGAAGCGCGGCCGAGCCACCTGGTTGCCATGGGGCTCAACAAGGTCCTCAGAATCAACGATCGTCAGGCAACTCGGCTCACGAAGGCAGAACTCTTGGAGATTGCCCGGAATATGGAGATACCCGAGGTCGGGGAGTCGTCGAGCCCTGGAACGATCATGGCGTATATACAGAAAAAGGCTGGCGTAAAAAATATACCAATTAAGAATTTTAATATAGAATTGAAAGGAACAAAATATTTTTTTAGAAATGATGGACATGTAGAAAAGACAAAGGGGGGGAAGAGAACCGTCATTGAGTGGAAGCACATACCGGGCCCAATGCAGAACGCGCTGGCGAAAGCCTTCCTACCGGCATCAGAGCACAACGCCTATGACGCACTCGGCCCCAACAAGTTTACGGCCCTACTGGCCTGGAAGTTTTCAAAGAAGCAGCCCAGCCCGAAAGCCACGTCCGCTTCGAGCGCCTCGTCGAGCGTCTCGACACCCAACCTTTCGAATGTATATTCTGACTTAAAATACAATGCTCTTGTCCGAAAACAGTTTGGAAAATACTTTAGAAATGAAAATTCAAATAATTTTCAGAAGGAAGTGAACACGCTACCGAAGGGTGTTCGTGGAAAGCCACTGCAGAAAAACATAAACAAAAAACTCAAAGAGTTTGTGACAAACAGAGTGGGACCTCGCATCACAGCCAACCTAAGATCAAACTATGAAAAATTGATAAACGTTCCAAATTGGCTACCGAACAACATGAAGGGTCCATATAAAAAGGCACTCTTGAACATAGCCACCGGTGCTAATAAACCGGGCCCGAAGAAGGTCAAAGAACTCATGAAGGTCTGGCTCAACACTCACCTTCCGAGAACGGGCCATGCCGCATATGAATACGAGAATATGACAACCGGGCAGATCGTCAAGGTCCCCGCGACGAGCACCCCTGTACGAGGTAAGTTCAAAGTTCCTAAAAAGATTGTACCGGCCAAGATAAAGGAACGCAAACCTACCGATCAGTCAAAATATTATGTTTCTAAAATTCCATTCACTCACAATACTGAAAATATTCGGAACGCCATGATAAATCTTGGATTAAATACCAAAATTGGTCACACATGGAACGAGCTCGCCAAGGCTGGACTGAACACAAAGTTCAAATCGGTCTGGATGAAGCACCTCAATGGGTCTGAGAAACGGAAATAATGTCAAAAACCTTGTGAAGGATATTGAAAAGTTCAGTCTTGTTTTTAATCTTTGAAGGGTCTACAATTTCGAGTTCAATTTGGTAGCTCGTGTCATCGTCAGAATCCTTGTCGTCAGGCGTCCCTTTGACGACGGTCAGATCGATCGACAAATTCTTCCGAACAAAGGACCAACGTTCCTTTGACCGCTGACGAGTGCTCGTCTCTTCGCCGT